ATAGAATCTTACAGAAATCTTATAAAAGTAAATGTCGCCTATTACACCATCTACCATAAAAGTCACGGTTGGTAGCACAATTTTTAGAGATAATACCAAACTTACGGTATCCTATCTAAACGGAATAGATCCTACGCGACCAAACGAACAGATTAATGGCTTAAATACACCATGTGACATTACGATTTCTGTAGTCGATATGCGGACCTATCCCACTAAAAATTATTGGATCATTTTGGGTAGAATCATTGATATGGATATGGATAAGGAAAAGGTTGAATTGCTAAATACGATTCAATCCTTTTATTACCCTAGAGATAGTTTTAGTTTAACTAGTGTTGCCGATATGCCTTAATATGTTATTCCGCATCTACATTTCTATATTGTTGTGCCAGCGAACAAGTAGAACAATAAAAAGAATATGCTATATCTTTGCATACATGCTCTTGTGGTAAGCGTTGTTTTTTTTTTAATGTGCGGCGAATATAAACATGAGTTAGGGATAAAAAAGATATGGATACTACTTCTAAAAAACACCATGCAGTCCAGGATAATTTAGAATCAGATTCAGTTATACAATCTTGATTAGAAGCATAGCACATATGATACTCGGTATCATAGTTACATAAATAGTTTTCATTGTTAATAACTGTATATGTTTTTTTACATTGCGATTTATCATATATTAAAAAGCACCAATCAGAGTAGTGGTTGCTATTACATACAGGTGTAATAGCATATGCGAATACGTAATAGGAGTAATTAAATATAACAAAAAAGAATGCGTATAAACAGAATAGGGAAGGATAACCAAATCCTATTTTGTGGCTTATTTTACCAACAACATGGCAGGGGGCATAATAACTTATAAAACAAGATTCTAAATCTATAGTACACAAAGAATCCCATACAACCACAGGGGTAGTTAAAGGAATAGATTCGCTATCAGAAGTAGGTGTTACTTGGTTTAATTCGACGTCACCAGCAAGTATAATATCACCGAATCCACCATCTCTTTGTTGTTCCAGTTTAACGTAAGGAGTAACATTGTCGCTCATATAATAATACTAATAATTTAATATTTAAATTAGTAAAAAATATAATGTATTATTATCTTACTAGAATGGGGTATAAATATGGTGTATGGATCGTATTAAAAACAAAAGATATAGATACTTCCGTTAAATTTATACCTCACGTAACAGTGATGTCTAACATGTCGTATGATAGTGCGTTTCATTATTATCGTGAATTGTTATGGAGAGGATATGATAAAATAGATATCGTAATACATCGTCCAACAATATTATTTCAGAATGTGTATAAAGATAATTCTATTGTTTCGTGGGGTCATTACGTGACGATGCATCCAAAAACATATTTACAAATGGAAATGATAAGTGAAAAATATAAGGGTAATTTTTCTGATAATCCTCATATATCATTAGGGTATACGAATGTAAAGGGCGGGGATTATAAAGGTAAAGATAAAATCCAAGGAACGGTTTGTTTAGTAAATATAAAAAGTGATAATCCAAGTTTATGGAAAATTATAACTTAACTAAGTATATTATTATTAAAAAATATAATATACTACAATAATAAAGTGTAATGGGCAGATTTCGTGTATTTAATCATCAAACAACAGTTTCATCATCTGATTTAAATCAAAGATTAAAAGGAAATGAGATGATGAAATATTTAAGGGATAAATCGCCGCAAAAACAAGATAATGCTATAATTGTAGATTATAGTAAATCAGAAGTTGTATATTTTAATAATTATCAAGAATTTATTAATGCAAGTAGAAGTTATTTAAGAAACAACCCTAAGTGTTTTGAATGTGCAGATGTTCCTAGTAATATGATAGAAGGTTTACATAGTGAGTTATGTTATGATGAATTATATGCCCATGTTAGAGATTGCACCTTAGATTATTGTAATAAATGTGAACGAATTTTAAAAACAAATGATTGTTTAGAAGGGTTGTTTCCTTATGGACATTATAATAATAATAAAAAACCGGATACTTTTCAATTTCCAATAAAAGTAAAGATAGATGAATGTGCGGAAAAACCAGAATGTCGTAAATATGTATATTGTAAGTGCCCGACGACCATGAATAAACAATGTTGTGTTTATGAGGAATTATTTCCCAGTCAATTTAAGCAAGTCAATTTAATACGTAATTCTTCAAATAAAAAAGCAAGTTGTTCCAATAGCACAATAACCAAAAGTATTAATGCATTTTCTATATTTCCTAGATTTAAAGTGCAACCAAAAAAACATTTTTATCAACCAAAAACAACAGTAGATATTAAAAAACCACGCACAATTACGAAATATAATAAAGAACTTAGACGGTATGAGGATGTTGAATTAAGTGTATAAGTATAAAAATAGTATATTTATATTCTCTTTTGTTACTATATGACTAGATTTAAATCATTATTACCTACATATCCTATACCACCTCATATACCTAATTTACCTGGAGAGGAGTGTTGTGCGCGATTTGATTATACAAAAAAATTTTATCATCCACATTGTTGTCCAGGGAAACGTCGCAAAATGGAATCGTGTAGTGATCATGATTATCCGGGTCATTTTAGTTCCGTAATAAATTATCCATTAATAGTCGATAGATGTAATAGAAAATTGCCTTATGAATATTATCATTATAAAAAAACCGTAAAAAGTGAATATCCTTGGAAAATACCATTAGAAAGACCTCATAAATTGTATAAACAAAAAAATGTATATTCCATGTTTATCCCTAATTATAACAAAAGTCAATGTGGTTGTGGCAAATAAAGTAGTTTATTATAGTAATAATACATATGTTAAGTTTAAAAGGTAATAATGAAATCAACCCCTTAAATCTGAAAGGGGAAGCACTATGTTTAGGTAATTCTGTAATATCTGTTGATATGCAATTTGAAAAATGGAAAAATAAGGTTATGACGCGGTTAGTTATACCTATTTTACAAAAAAATTGGGCAGAAATATATGATAATATTTTCATTATAAATTCTTTTAGAAAAGAACTGGATATGTATCGCGATCGTCCTGATATAGAATTTTATACAAACATATTAATTTTTGTGGAACGCGTTTACAATGAACATGAAGAATTAGAACATTTAGAGAAATTAGTATATAATGATGGCGGAGAAGGTACACGTATGATGTATAAGACTACTATGATTCGTATTGCAGCTGAATACGAAATGTATCATAATATTTTCGGAAAACCAGAATCTTCTGAGTATGATGGAGATATTTTAGGAAAAATTCGTTTATTGATGGAAAAAGATGAAATAACCTATAAAGAAATTAAAGATAAAATAGAGAAACAATTTAAATAATATATATATTTTTTTTCTTTACTAATTGTATAATGTCCACTCCAGCATATTTAGCTCCAGGTGATGGCATGCCATCCTCCGGTAAATATTTATTCGGTGATTTTGACACCAAACCACTTGAGTTCTTTACCTTCTCACAAACCATTGATGTTGCTGCAATTGGTCAACCTCTATCGGCAGTCGCTATTGAAGACAATATGCATGTAATTTCTTTAGATACCATAGGTGCTATTTCTGTTGAAGAATTCCGCACTCTTTTCTATTACACCGATGGCGAATCGTTCGGCGTTAACCCTGCGGCACTATTAGATGCATCTGCTACTTCGTTAATTTCGTTCTTAGGCGATGACCGCACCATGAACGGCGGTGATGTAAGTTTCAACTTAACTGAAGCCGTATTTGAAAACTTAGAAGCGGATCTTGGTGTAAAACGTGAGTGCTTCGATCTTTGCACTAAGATTGAACTTACCAAAGAGCTTTCGCGTATCAATACTCTTGTAGACATTGAAAGTTGCGTTGTTCTTTGCTCGTTGAAATGGTCCGACATCAAGCGCATTCTCCTCCAAAAGGGACAACAATTAGGTCAAGACCTTGCGGGCGCTACCGTATCGAACACGGGTGTATGCAAGGACGGCATTCAACACATTCTTGTTGTATCGGTTATCTTCAAGAACCCTAACGTCAAGACCAAGGATTTAATGATTCGCTTCAAATACGCGGTTGTATTCTGTGACGATGATCTTTAAATTATTTAATATAAAATAAAGAGTATTATATTTTATATTAGATGTAAATACATTATATATGAGTGAAAAAGATTTATCTATAGACAATTATGAATTTACAGATATGTTGTCGTTATATACATGTCCATTTGAATATACAGATTATCATATAGTAGAGGCGAGAAAAACAGCACCGGTTTTACGAAAACAAGAAGTAGATGAAGAAATTGTTGTATTTTATGAAAAGGTATTGCTTATTATTGAATGTGTATATTTATTTAGGGAAAACCAAAAAAAACTAGAAAAAAATTATTTACCCAACATGAAGCATGACACTATTATTGTAAATAATATAAAAGAAATACCTAATTTTTATAGTTATAAAGACAGCAGTGCCTTATTTGATCTTGTAATTGAAAAAACACCCGAATTTAATAAATATTCAAAATTAAATGCAAAGGTAAAAGAAGAAGAAAAAAAACGACAAGATACATTATTACAAGATCAGGCGCGCCCATATGTAAATGTATACCCTAATGATGTTGTAGTAGGAACTATTAATCCAACCAAGCGTATTACACACAGTATAAATATACATTTAAATAGTACTTTTCGCGAGAAATATTATAATACAAATCCTTGCAACTATAATTATACCCTACCCTATGAAATTAAAAATGTAATGTCTATGCGTTTAGCATCAATTGAGATACCAAATTCTTGGTATCTTTTCAGTCATAAAAAGAAAAATAATTTATTTAAAATAGAAATAACACAACATAAAAAATGTCACGTATTTAATATTGTAGTTCCAGATGGTAATTATACGAATGAAACATTAACCAAATATTTAAATACAACTTATTTTTGCGACCGAACGGATGAATCTATATTAAAAAACTTAAAAATTTCTGTTAATCCTTATAATTTAAAAACGATTATAGAAATTGTTAATGAAGATACTCATATGGTATTTTCATTACATTTTGTAATTGAAAATAATGATAATATTATGAATACATTAGGATGGGCGTTAGGGTTTCGTTTAGCTAGATATTTAAAAATAGACGAAGCAATACAATCGGAAGGAATGTATGATGGCGGAGGAGATCGGTATGTATTTTTTTGTTTAAATGATTATCAATATAGTAGAAATGATGAAAATGTGGTATGTTTTGAAGATACCTCTATAGATGAAAATATTTTAGCAAAAATACCTATGCTTAATGGTAAATTATCATTGATTATAGATGAAAATGATGGTTGTTCTTTAACTAAAACAAGAACTTATAATGGTCCAGTTAATATACGCAAATTAAATATTCGTGTTTTAGATAAATTTGGTGAAATAATTGATTTAAATCATATGGATTATAGTTTTACTCTGGAATTAGAAATCTTATATGAAAAAAATAAAGTGGTATTATAAGTATGAATTTTAAATTACTGCATATCTTAAATGCAAATGTTTATTTAACTAACATTTTAACAATACCTATTATTATATTAACTTATTTGATTACTCGAGATATTAAAGAATGGAAACGTAAAGATAAATATAATGAGACGACTTGGACCTTAAATCATTTTTATGAATATTTGTGGAATGCATATTTTTGGATAGTATTAGTGGCATTTATTTTATCTAATCTATATCATTTGAACATGTTTACTAAGTATAGTATTTGGAAACAAATTGGTAAATTAGATGGACAAGTATCTGCTCCATTAACGTTTCTTATTATGGTATTGTTAATTATCATGTATTATGTTTATTTACATAATACCAATTCAAAACAAACAAAAGAAGATGAACCATTAAAACAAGCAACCATACCTATCTATCGTTTGGGTATTTTTTTTATAGTAATTGGTGGAATATCTTATTTAGTTAAAAAGACTATCTATAAGTATAATTATTATGATGCTATGAACGTATTAAATAAGGCAAAAGATCAAGCCTTATGGACGTCTGGTCATATATTTTTCCATTATACGTGTTATACCGGAGGATTACTTATAGTTTTATTGTATTATATTGATAACAAAAATATTTATAGAACTCTTAAAGAAAATATGTATAGTCATAAAAGCAATGCAAGTAGCAAAGAATAAGAAAATTTTTATTTTTTGCTTTTTATATTTCGTTTTTTTAATTGCCATTCTCCTTGCGCAGTTCCATGTTTTTCACGCCGTTTATGCGTATGTTTTATACCTCTAAAATACCGAGAATCACTAGGGTTTTGATCTTGTAATTTATCGTGTATTTGTTCACCATAAGGCATTGTAATATCTATAGCATTTTTATCGAAACGATTTATTATAGTATAAGGGTATAAATATCCTTCTGCATCACTATCTGTTACATCTTTCCATAATGCAGGAGATAAATATTTAATATTACTCGTGATATCAATTATTTCTTTATTATCATTTAAAGGCAACGGCATGGAATAATGCATCCATCCAGCTTCTTTATGTTTATATTTTTTGCCTTTTAATTTAACATGCCTAGCATTATTTACTTTTTGTCCAAACATAAAACGTATATCTAAAGGAGACTCATTATTATCTGTATTTGAAACACTATTTTCAGTTAGTTTATGACCATGTTTCACCGGTAATATTTCACCATTACTATTATAGTATAAGAGTGTGGGGTGAGTATGTGTTACCTTTTTTTCTTTCTTGGTCGGCCATTTAAAAGGATCCCCTTTTAAAGAATCTTTTTTGTTCTTCTTTTTTTTGACTATATCACCTACTTTCTTTTGATTGTTTGAGGTATAATGATCGTCGTCGCTGTCAAATCCTTCTACACAAATTCTATATGTTATACTAGATAATAGTAAATAAAATAATAATAAACTAAGACTTATACAAATTATAAAATATAATGGTTTCATATTATATTTTATATATATTATAAATTAACTAAAGAAGTGTATACTTTTTCATCTATTAAATAATTATTATAAGTAGTAAGTAAACCTACTACAAAACATATAGTTCCTACTAGTATTCCTAAAAACCATTGTAATTTGTAACTATAAATAATGGTTATAAAGTAAAAAAAAGATTTTATCATATCCATAACAACTATTGTTGTTGTTATACTACTAGGTCGATAGACAGCGTTTATTAAACAATCAATAAATAGTATATTAATAATACCATAATGTAATATTACACTACCTTCCTTCATTATATATATTACCTAATTTAATTTCTTCTGTGCTTTCTTTTCCTTTTTTGCGTTTTTCTTTTATCATCAAGACGCACAGCACCAAATTTACCTTTTACGGTTCCCCAACCAGCTTTACCTAGTCTATCTTCTCTTTTTGCTCTGTGAGAAGCCTTTTTAGATACATAATTGCCGCTACTTTTACTTTTAATGATACCTGATTTGAGTAACCCTCCAGCAGTTTTATGAGCAGTGCCATGGAAAACTTGAGCCCTGCTCCCTATTAACATTTTGTATTTGTGTCCGTGAATGTGATAAAGACCGTCCGCGTCTCTTGTGTGTTTACGCATTATATATTAATGAAAGAAAAAAAGTTATTAGGTGTATGAACAATAAATTGAAATTATATAAAGAATATAATATATGTCTAAAGAGCGATGACCTCATTAAAACAGACGTATCAGAAAAAAACAGACAAAGAACACGTTTTGGATAATCCTGATACGTATATTGGTTCCATTGAATTAGTAAAAAATAAAGATTGGACACTTAATGCGACAGACAATAGTATTCAACAGACTAGTCATGATTATATTCCCGGTTTGTATAAACTATTTGACGAATGTGTAGTTAATGCACGAGATCATGTTTTAAGATGTCAACTAACAGATACGCCTGTAACATATATTAATATATCTATTGATCAAGACGGTGTTATTACGGTTACAAATGATGGATTAGGAATAGATGTGGTAGAGCATCCGGAGTATAAGATGTATATTCCGGAAATGATATTTGCTCATTTGCGTACTTCAACGAATTATGATAAAACGGAAAAAAAGATTGTTGGCGGTAAAAATGGTTTTGGAGTAAAACTAGTATTTATTTGGTCGGAATGGGGAACAATAGAAACGGTTGACCAAACGCGAAAATTAAAATATGAACAACGCTTTTCAAATAATCTTGATGTTATAGAAAAACCACGGATAACAAAATGTAGTAAAAAATCTTATACAAAAATAGTATTTAAACCAGATTATAAACGACTAGGAATTCCTGGATTATCCGATGAAATGAAAGCACTCTTCTATAGAAGGGTTTATGATATAGCAGCAATTACACCTAAAAAAATAAAGGTAAACATAAATGAGACTTTAGTGGATGTAAAAGATTTTCAACAATACGTTTCTATGTATATAGGTAATAAGACAGAAAAACCTCGTGTATATGAGCAAATGGGTGATAGGTGGGAATATAGTGTAACCTTAACACCTGTAGAAGAATTTACACATGTTTCTTTTGTAAATGGTATTTATACCACAAAAGGGGGTCGGCATGTTGAGTATCTAATGAATCAAATCATAAAGAAATTGGTCGCATATATTAAGAAAAAGAAAAAAATAGAAGTAAAGGCATCTACCATTAAAGAACAAATAATGATATTTGTGAATTCAGTAATAGAAAATCCTTCGTTTGATAGTCAAACCAAAGACTATATGAATACCCCTGTTGCCAAATTTGGTTCTAGTTGTGAAGTATCGGACAAGTTTATAGAAAAGGTCGCTGGTTTGGGATTGATGGATATGGCTATTTCATTAACAGAGATTAAAGATACAAAAAGCAATAAAAAAACAGATGGTAGTAAAACTAAATCAATACGAGGAATTCCAAAATTGATAGATGCGAATTATGCGGGGACAATTAAATCGAATCAGTGCACTCTTATCTTATGCGAAGGAGATTCAGCAAAAGCAGGAGTAGTATCAGGGTTATCAAAAGAGGATCGTAATATATATGGAGTTTATCCCATGCGGGGTAAATTGTTAAATGTTCGCGATGAAACGGCTAAAAAAATAGGTGATAATAAAGAGATTACAGAAATCAAACAAATTTTGGGTTTAGAAACGGGTAAAGAATATACTCCTGAAGAATTAACTTCTATATTAAGATACAGTAAGGTATTGTTTATGACAGATCAAGATCTGGACGGTAGTCATATTAAAGGATTGGGTATTAATATGTTTGATAGTTTGTGGAAAAGTTTGTTGCAAATAGATGGTTTCATAGGGTTTATGAATACGCCGATTATAAAAGCCACAAAAAAGGGGAAGACGTTGTTGTTTTATAATGACGGTGAATATGCACTTTGGAAGCAGCAAAATGAAACAGGATGGGCGATTAAATATTATAAGGGGTTGGGAACAAGCACGAGTAAAGAGTTTAAAGAATATTTTCAAGAAAAAAAGGTGGTTTATTTTAAATGGGATAATCATAGTGAAAATAGCATTGATAAGGTGTTTAATAAAAAACGTGCCGACGACCGTAAAAAGTGGTTAGGACATTATAGTGAAGATAATTATTTGGATACAAATCAACAAACAGTAAGTTTTTGTGATTTTGTAGATCGGGAAATGATACACTTTTCGAAGTATGATAATGATCGCTCTATACCAAAATTGATGGATGGTATGAAAATCAGTCAGCGGAAAACGCTATTTGCTGCATTTAAAAAACCTATTCATAAAGAAATTAAAGTAGCACAATTTAGTGGATATGTATCAGAACATTCTGCTTATCATCATGGCGAAGCAAGTTTAAACGGCACCATTATAGGTATGGCACAAGATTATGTTGGTAGTAATAATATTAATATGTTATCTCCAAAAGGTCAGTTTGGAACTCGACTCCAGGGGGGGAAGGACCATGCGTCGGAAAGATATATATTTACAGCACTAGAACCAATTGCTAGAAAATTGTTTTCGCCAATAGATGATGCTATATTGGATTATCAAGATGATGACGGGTATATAGTAGAACCAAAGTATTACTTACCGGTTATTCCGATGGTATTAGTGAATGGTGCAAAAGGAATAGGAACAGGATTTAGCACAGATATAATGTCTTATCATCCTAAATCAATTATGGAATATATACAATATAAGTTTTCCGAGAATAGTGATGAGATGTTGGAGACCTATTGTAATGAAAAAATGAAACCATATTATCGTGGGTTTAAGGGAACTATTACCTCTATGCCGGATCAATATGGTAAATGGAAATTTCAAGGTCTTTATAAAAAGATAAACGCGACAGATGTCTTGATAACAGAGTTGCCGGTAGGGAGTTGGACCGATGATTATAAATCCTATTTAGAAACAGTGATAGACACTAAAAAGAAAATGGTTATCCGTGATTATGAAGATAATAGCACGGATAAAGATGTAAACATTATAGTTAAATTTGCTAAAGGTTATCTGGATAATAAGTCTTCCGTTGATTTAGAGAAATTGTTAAAAATGGCGGTGATTAAAACAACATATAATATGCATTTGTTTAATGTAAAAGAACAATTGAAACGGTATAATACGGTTAGAGAGATTATAGATGAATTTTATGAAGAAAGGTTGATAATGTATGAAAAAAGGAGGCAATACCGTTTAAAGAATATAGAAATGATTCTAAAGACTATTAACAATAAGGTAATGTATATAGAAGGACTACTAAATAATAATATAGACTTAAGAAGTAAATCAGCGAGCATGATAGAAAGTATGTTAGTAGAGTATGGTTTAGATAAAGAGAAGGACAGTTATCAATATCTAACAAAAATGGCGATGGACAGTGTCTCTAAAGAAAATGTAGAAAAGTTGCAAAATCAAAAAGTAGGATTGGATGTGGAGTATAAAAAATTGCAAAGTAGTAGTGCGAAGAGTTTATGGTTGGTTGATTTAGAAGAGTTAGAACCATTTATTTAATTCAAGTGTTTTATATTTATAGGTACTATGTTTAGGATGTTCTAAGGGGACAGCTAGATTACTCACATCTTGTTTATATTTTATGTAACTTAAAACTTCAGTATATATACTTGGTGCACAATAATCAACTACCAATTGGTTTAATTGATTTACTTGTTCTTGAATTTGAGTAGGTAGATGTGCTGAATTTTGTAAAAATATGCTTCGCATAATTATTTTTAATACATCTTCATTTTGATTATCGATTTTATATTTTTGATTAGAAAGGTTATATACTTCTTGTTTTATATCATCTTGAATAGTAAAGATATTTTTTGTAGAAAAGAATTGTTTTGCTAGAGGAGTATTTTCAAGATTTCCTTTTAAAGCATCTGCATAACCAATAGGATCATTCACGGGTATTTTATCACACATGGAGAACATAGTTTGGTCGGGTAATTGATCTTCAATATTAATACGTCCATTTGGTCTTCTTTCCATAGGATTCATATTACTATATGTAGAAAAAAATATCACTTTATAATATATAATGTTAGGTGCATTTCAAAGAACAGTAGTAATTGTTGCATTAGTTGTATTAGTTATAGCATTAATATTCATAGCAATTATGTTAATAGTGCAAGCTAATAGTGAGAAATTTCCTCCTTATAGTTCCTCCTGTCCTGATTATTGGAATATGCAAAAGTCAAGTGACTCAGACGGATCCGATATGTGTATAAATAGTAAAAGTTTAGGTAAAGTAGGTAATTCGGGGTGTAAACAATTAGATCCAAATAATTCCATTTTTACGGGGAGTTCTGGGGGATGTAATAAATATACTTATGCCAAAATGTGTTCTGTAACGTGGGACGGTATAACGAATAATGAAACATTAAGAAAAAAATGTTAATACACTTAAAGTATTCTCTTATACTATAACATAATACTCATACTATGTTATGGAATTTATTACCAGATGATATAAAGCAACATATTAAGGATTACATCATTAAATTAGATATTAGTAATACATCAAAATACTATTTTGATACATATTATGATATTCCTAATAAAACTTTATTACGTCGTTCCATATTAAATACTATTCGTAATGATAATGACTTTGTGTTTAAACATTTATTTTTTAAATATTATAATCAGTTTAAAAAAACAACTCGCTATCGTTATAGTGGTAAATCCTATAAACATTTTGCAGAATATTTGAAATATCGTATAATAGAACAACAATCAATGCGTTGTAAAATAGTTATATCAGAGAAACTAACTAATGAGTATAAATGGATGTAAAAACATAGTTTGCTATATAAATATATGAATACAACTGTATTAAACAATATACTAAATAGAAATGAATTAAAAAAAAATATTATACATTTTATTGAAGATTTTTATAGTAATCCACAAGATCTCACAAAATATCGTGGTCTTTACTTATATGGAGATTCTGGTATAGGAAAAACACAATTTATTAAAAATATTTTAGTTGACTATGATATTATTTATTATGATGCAGGTAATATTAGAAATAAAAGTGTAATTCAAACGATAACAAAAAATAATATGTCTAATAATAATGTATTAAGTTTATTTCAAAATAAAAAACGTCGCATAGTGATAATTATGGATGAAATTGAAAATATGAATCAAGGTGATAAAGGTGGAATTAGTCTTTTATTAAAAATGATTCGCTGTAAAAAAACAAAAAAACAACGTCAAGAAGAAATTGCTTCCACACCAATTATTTGTCTAGGTAATTATCAAAATGATAAAAAAATGAATGAATTAAAAAAAATTTGTTTATCTTATGTGATTAAATCACCTACAAAAAATCAGATGTCTGAATTAATTAATGTATATTTTACAACATTAGATGACCCCTTGAAACAAAAGTTATTAACTAATATAGTAAATTTAAATCAATTAAATATGTATATTGAAATTTATAAAACAAATAAAAGTTATATTTCCATCATTTTAGATAATGATATGACTGTAAATTGTAATGTAAATACCGATACTAAACTTATGACGCAACAATTATTATCATCGAATCATTCTATAGAATCACATTCGTGTATAAATGAAACCGATCGCACTATAATAGCATTATTATTACATGAAAATGTTATTGATTTATTTGAAAAATATAAAATAAAGGATACCTTACCTTTATATTTAAAAATATTAGAAAACATTTGTTTCGCGGATTATGTAGATCGCATTACTTTTCAAAAACAAATATGGCAGTTTAATGAAATGAGTTCATTGTTAAAAAACATTTATACCATTTACTTATTGAAAGACTATAAAACGATGTTAAATGAAATTCGTTTTACAAAAATTTTAACGAAATATTCAACAGAATATAATAATAAATTATTTATACAAACATTAACTCAATCATTAATGCTTGATAAAAAAGATTTAATTGATTATATGTATCAATTATTAAGTATAAATAATTATAATGAAAATGATATATTATTAGAATTGGAAAATACGGGTATAACAAAATTAGATGTAAATCGGTTTAGTAGATATTTAGAATCTATATATCAAGTAACTATACCGTGTTTATAATCGGATTTCCAAAATTACCTATTTTATTTTGTATACATTTAGTTAATATATGTGGTATATACGTAATTTCATCACTAGTAGTAGAATTATTTATTGAGGTTAATGTTTCTATAATAGAATTTAAAAAATAATAATCACCACATTGTTTATCTGGCCATTTACCATGATTTTTATAAGTGTGAGGTATGCAAAATGACGATGAATCAATTTCACCTAATTTTATAGTAGTTAGAGCTGATGGATATACTATTTTATCACCTCTTAAATATTTCCATACACATATTTTATCATTTGTCATATGATGATTAATGATATTTAAACAATTGTTATGTGTAAATTCATTATCATCATCTAAATACATACAATACCCAGAATCAACTTCATTTATTAATGTATTGCAATAAAGATTAAACTTATATTTCTTTTCACTTTTTTCACTTATATAAAATGCTTTTATAGTTTCATTTAAATATGGAGTAATGTAGTTAGTTGCAACTTTATTATCATAACAAATAATAATATGAATATTTGAATATTTTTGTGATAAAATAGAAGTAATGCAGCGTTTAAATAAGTAAGGACGGTAGCAAGTTCTAATAAGTAATGTTATCTTCTTTTCTTCGTTATTGGGGTAACTAATAGTTTGTTCTTCTTTTATAACTGTATTTATGATATAATTCATATAGCAAGCGTCTTTTCGCCCTTTTATATAACATTGTCGGGCTTCCTTTATTCCGTAAATTAAATAATGTATCCAAGCTGTCTCTTTATTGTAGTGTTGTTTCACATCTGGATACATATTACAGTAAGCATAACCGTCAAACAACATTATAAGAGACTTATTTGTAAATATACGATTGTCTCTTTTCCCATACTGTTTATAATGTTTCCAAACTGTTTTAATTGAATATACCTTAGTAAGATCAGGGTATAGTGCTAAATATACTTTAGGATTAAAATTTCTTTGACTTTCTTCTTTTAAATACATTCGTTTTTAATAGTATCTATATTTTTAAAATTGTCTATAATCGCATTTAAACGAATAATTTCTTTTTTATGAACATCTAACATATTTATTAATTCTATAGTGCTTAACTCCTTAATAGTTCCATTTTCTAATTTAACTTTTACACCAGTTCCAGAATAATCCATTTTTTGTTGTTGTGCTTTGATTCTTTTCTCACGTAACTCCTTTGTTTGCTGTATAACATCCGGTTTCATGTCTGTTCTACCTTCTTTATAGTTATCAAGCAAAGGTTCTATTTCATTTAAGTAAAATTGTTTTAACTTTGGTTCTTTGATAAAATCATCTACCGTTAAAGATGATTTAGAACGAAATTTATTATCAGGTTGATTTAATAGTTCTTGTTTATCAAAGGTATTGTGGGAATGTGAAAATACTAAAATAACATGCTTAGGGTCTAACTGAACCATTGGTATGGTATAATTTTTTAAAAATTCCTTTTCTTCTGCTAAACATGCGTTCTCATTATATCTACATTTTGTTAGCAATTTCCTTTTAAATGCGAATGTTGCTGCGGTAGCATGAGTAGGTTTATAAGGACCAAAGGAATACATTTCATCTATAGTTTTAAAGTAAATAAATAATTCACTAGACCCAGCAATTAAAGATGAAGGTGATTGCTTTAACATAGTAACTGCGTGTTCTACTCTTGTAGGTGGATAATAATCATCATCATCCATATAAACAATAATATCTCCTTTACTATTATCGTGTAACATGTTTCTTTTTTTACCTAGAGTAACTTTTTTATCTAATCCAATATATTTAATTTCTTTGATTCCCGAAGATTCAACCAAATCTTTGATTTTATCAGTTCCGTCATCTATAATTATCCACTCCATGCGTTCTTTTGGATAGGTTTGATGCTTATAACATTCAAACATTGCGTTGATAAAAGGACGTCTGTTATATGTAGGTGTTACTATAGAGACAAATGGATATTTTGGTTTAGTTTTTTTAGTTTTTTTTCCCATTAAAGTTATTTACTATTCTATATTTAAATAACTTTTCAACTATTATGTTAAATTACCTTGCGCATTTACAGGAGCAGTTAATCCATCCTGCCCATTCGGTGATTTTTCGGTAAATAACATTATGGTACAAATGATAAATCCTATAAAAATACCTAATACTGTTTGGGAATTTAAAAATCCGGTTGCTGCTACCCAACTATAAAACATAAATATGATTAATAAACCCTTGCGATGTGACCACATTAATTCTGATATTTTATATAATCCACCGTTTTTAAACAATCCACCAGTAAAACAAAATACCATAAATATGTAATATTGTCCTATACCTTGGAGAGCCGCCCATGCATATTCTAAACCAGTCATTAATATGGAATAAACTGCTAATACTACCGATAAAGTGAAAAAAGGTGTTCCTACTATAGAAGCCACGACAGGACCACCACTAAGGAACGCAGAGGCAAACCATGAAAAATTAGCAATAGCGGCAGAACACGCATTAAACGCCGATACCCAAGGTGATAAAAGCAATAAGTATCCTTGTTCAACTGGTGCAAATGCATATCCTGCCCATGTCATAAAGAATCCAAAAATGATGGGGACAATGGTAGTAGCAAATAAATAAAAAATATAAGGCATAACATAAAAAGGAATTGCGGTATTGTTCATTAATGTTGGAAACATTTTAAACATTAATAAAACCCATCGCGTACAATACCGGGCACTAGACCAAGAATAAGCAGCACCCATACCAAAATATTTAAAAAACCACGTAGAATACCATTCCATACCCATATCCATCATTTCTTCACTAGGTCTATTCATGGTGTAGGGCCATGATATGTTTTCCATGGACCAAAACACTTCGCCAATTTCTTCTAAATCACAATTTTCTAAACCTTTGCTAAATTTATCGCTCCAAAAATTTGGGTCGGTTGGCGGATCCCCCATGTAAGGAGGTTTATCTAAGTTCGTGGGGAAACCTTTATCAAAATCAGCAGTAGGCCAACATAATATAGATGTTAGATTTGCACCTACATAACCATAAATTAACACTCCTATAAATATACTAAGCGAACTAACTATAAATCCCTCCCAGTTATTATTTTTAAATTCATCAACTACACCTTTTTTTAATTTATTGATATAAGAACTAGAGGTTTGATTTGTAGTAGTATCTTCATTTACAGATTCGTCTTCGTTTTCACTGATACTTTCATCACTGATACTTTCAGCACTCATAATTATATATATATATAGATAAATACATTATCTATTATCTCGCATACATTAATGTAAAATTACCATTTGCAACCTCTAATATATTATATCGGTGTTCTAATAATAACAATGAATACGTGTAATCAAAAAAATTCCACGAAGGTTTTTTTACACCTATAATCTCATTTGTAGTTGGATCACATATTGTATCAAAGCTAGCATCTGAATCTACAGGAGGTGTTAATGTTGTTAGTTCTAGTTCAATATCATAATATTTTGTTAAATTTACACCACCACTAGGTTGTACAATAAAAGGTGATGTATCTAAACAAAAATTATAACAATATATATCGTTTATACAGGACAAATTGGATGAAGGACACGTTGTAAAAGGTTCGGTTAAACGAAATACACCTTCATCAAAAACATGTTCACGATATTCTCCGTCAAATAAAATGCCTAAACTAACCAGTATATTTTTTTCATTAGCAAAGGCATAATTACCAGAAGTATATATACCTGTTTTAGTATAATCTTGATTTATATCATATCCATATGTTTCATTACAGATAACAACTGTTTCATCCACAAGTGTAACATCGCTAGGTAAATAATTATAACTCCAATTCGTATAATTAGACCATTCGTTTCTTAAATAAATATCACTTCGTTTAAATACTAATGCCCAATCCGATACCAAACCTGTTGTTTCTACTTTTTGTTTTGAAGTTGCTGTAATATCTGTAAATGAATATTCATGTATTTCTTTTATTAAATATGTTTGAGGATAACCTGTAAATATGGTTTTTTCTATATCCGTTAAAAATACATAATTCGCTAACAAATATATATCCTGATTCCACGATGTATTTGTATTACTATATATATTTACATTCGGATCTATCGGTTGTTGTAAGAAACGATATAAAGCATGCTCCGGTGTATTTAATTTAGGTGCTATTCTTGGATAATTATTTGCACTATCTAACACGTCACGAATTGTATATAATTCTCTTATAGGTCTTAATGTAATTTTAATTTCTAGTTCATTGTATTGTAGCGCACATAACGGAATAGCTTGTTGCTTATTTAGACAAAACCATAAATGTAAAGGTATATATATCTTTTTACTTCGAATACTAGGTTCTTGTGTAATACCACCATTATAGGTTGCATTAGGATAGGTATCCTCTCTTACACCAGCATTTGCAGGATCATATATATCAGGAATATTACCTATCATTTCATTTAGTATTACATCATAATTACCCATATCTCGGTATCTCATGACATTTAAATAATCTCCGGAAAATTTTTGTATCGTAGTTCCACCACAGTAGATTTCTACCTCTTTTATCATCATAAAACCAATATTTTTTATCCATTGAAATTCATAGGGAACCCATACACCATTATCATCATTACAATCAAAAGGATATACGGGACTATATATATTAGGCAATGTTACACACAAATATAGATCTGCTAATAAATCAGCATATCGTTTTACAGTAAACGTAAAAAAAGTCTCTTGTGTTGTTTTTAATTCTCTTAAACCATTATAATCTAAACGAAATTTTTGTATTGCAAAGTTCGTATATTTTTTATATACAGATGTAAAAAAAGTTTTTGTGGGATTACCATTTAAGATTACATTTTGATTTCCTTCTACTAACATATTCATTTCTCCACCAGGCATATTAATGTATATTTATATATTATTTTATGTTTTTAAATATTATATAACAATATGGATAATAATGAAACTTTCTCTAATACATTGGATATATTAATTGCTAATACAAATACTATAGAAGTATTAACTATTATCATTGTTGTCGCATCTATTATTGGTATTATGATATATGTAGCCGTTCAACAGTCAGCAAAAGACGGTAATTGCAATTCTTTAAAAACACTATATACAAACGAATCTAATGTAAAACCATTTACATTAAGTAAACAATTTACCTATACTATAAGCGGCACTGAATATGATACACGATTAAGAGATGTTTATGTAAAATCATCTTATAACTCATGCTCTGCGGGTAATTATAAAGACGATTGGGTAAGCACGTGTGCTTTAAATGAAGTTTTAAAACAAGGATGCAGATGTCTTGATTTTGAAATCTATTCTGTAAATCATAAACCAGTTGTAGCAACATCCACGACTACGGATTATTTTACAAAAGAAACCTGGAATTCTATTTCTTTTGAAAATGTAACAAAAATTATCAAAAATAATGCGTTTTCTGGTGATTATGTTCCTAACAGCACAGATCCTTTATTAATTCATTTGCGATTCAAAAGTAATGATATTTTAATGTATAATAACCTAGCAAAAATAGTTCAATCTGATTTAGATTCCTATACACTTGATAATAAATATACATGCGGATATGTAGGAGAAGGTAAAGCACCAGCTAATGTTTTAGATGCAACATTTAAAAGCGGTGTATTAACTAATAAAGTTATATTTATAGTTGATGGCAATGCTAATAATACATATGTAGATTCTAGTTTTAATGAATATGTGAATTTATCCAGCTCTTGCGGAGATACTCCCTCCGTTACGGAATATAGAACATTTTCGGCGGAAAATATTGAAACTGATGACACGTTAACAAAACTTACTAAAGCAGGTGAAGTTATTGTGTTGCCAGATTTAAATGCAAAACCTAAAAATATGGATTGCACCTCAAAATCTAAAGGATTATTTCGTAGTGGGTGTCAAATCGTAGGTATGTGTTTTCAATTAAATGATACGTATTTAACAAATTATATTAAATTTTTCGATGCTCCAGAAAATGGAGAAGGAACCCCGTGCGCTTTTAGATTAAAAGATCTGTCATTAATTAATCCTGCTACATCTGAAACTTATACCATGCCGCCCGAAATGGAATCTGGAACTTCAACTATTACAACTGCATATGGTTCATTTGATTATCCTACTTATACTAAAAAAACAACGTGAATATTATCTTAACTAGTATATATATGAAACATTGCCCTAAAAAAATGAAATTTGAGGAATGTGAATTATTATTATTACGAAATGCAGTTGATTTAGCTGAAAAAAAACAACAAATTAAAGGTAGAAACGAGCAAGAAGTAACTGATATTATGAACGAAGTTGAGGATTTTTTACGTAATAGAAAATTAATGTGTTATGGAGGAACGGCTATTAACAATATTTTACCTAGTGAAGATCAATTCTATGACTATAGTATTGAACTTCCTGATTATGATTTTTATTCTCCTAATGCACTTAAAGATACCAAAGATTTAGCAGATATCTATTTAAAAAAAGGGTTTGAAGATGTGCAAGCTAAAGCAGGTGTTCATCACGGAACGTTTAAAGTATTTGTGAAAAATATACCTGTTGCAGATGTAACTCAATTAACTCCCCAGTTATTTAATACCATTTATAAAGATGCATTATCCTTTGACGGAATTAAATATTGTCCTCCAGATTTTTTAAGAATGGCCATGTATTTAGAATTATCTCGCCCTTTTGGTGACGTAAGTCGGTGGGAAAAGGTATTAAAACGATTAACGTTATTAAACAAACATTTTCCTTTGAAATCAGAAGATTGTTTTGAAAATGTATTTAAACGCGAATTTAATGCAAAAGATAAAAAAACGTTGAATATTTATGCAATTGTTCGTGATTCGTTTGTAAATCAAGGACTCGTTTTTTTTGGTGGCCACGCTATAAACTTGTATAAAGCGCATATGGGAAAAGACTATAATACAGTTATGGATAAAATACCTGATTTTGATGTATTAGCAAATCAACCCAAAAAAGCAGCAGAAATTCTTATGGAACGGTTAAAAGAAAAAGGTGTTAAACACTGTAGTATTAAAAAACACGAACCTATTGGAGAGGTTATTGCAGAACATTATGAAATACGTGCAGGTAAACAAACTGTTGGTTTTATTTATAAACCTCTAGCATGCCATAGTTTTAATACTATTCATATAAAAGGACAAAAAGTAAAGGTTGCTACAATTGATACCATGCTTTCATTGTATTTAGCATTTTATTATGCTAATAAACCTTATTACGATAAAGATAAAATTATGTGTTTTAGTAAGATGTTGTTTGATGTGCAAAGAAAAAATAGATTATCGCAAAAAGGTGTTTTACGCCGTTTTAGTATTACTTGTTATGGAAAACAAGGAACTCTCGCCGATATGCGGAATTTAAAGACTCAAAAATATACGGAATTAAAAAACAAACGAAATTCAAAGGAATATGAAGAATGGTTTTTATTGTATAAACCTGGCGAGAAAAAATCCGAATCTTTTAATGATAAAAAAGGGAAAAAAACAAAAAAAACAAAAAAGAAGAAAAAAAAGAAAACACGAAAAGTCTTTGAACTATATTGAATACATTATTAAACGATATTAAAGACATATATATTTATATTTTCAATATGAGCACATTTACAGATATTGAAAATGTATTACAAACACCATTTATTATAAACACTATACAACTAGGGATTACCATAGGCAATGGTATTGGTTCTGTGGTAAATTTATTAATTTCAATGTTACTAATTATATTGTATACGGTTGCTATGGAAGGAGGATGTGTAGTATTTTATCTATGGGATCGCACTATGACGCATTTTAACTGTAAAACGATTATAAAGTATAATCATGACCCGCAGATCATTCTGAATAGCCAAGGTCCTCGTTATACTATTTTTTCGATGTTTCCTACAGCATTGCCAATGTTTCCTACAGCATCGCCAATGTTTTCTATTTATCTGGAAAATATACTTGATTCTGGTAAGGATAATCATTATGTTACAAACGGTTGGAATAGTTATATCCTTGTATTGTTTGGAAAGTATACAGAACATATGGTTATTACAGATGCGTCAAATGCAGTGCAAGAAATAGAAAATGATCAACTAACAAGAGGTTGTTGTAGATATCAACCTAAAAATGTGTATCATAAAATATCCTTGGAAAAAAATACAAATGCTTGGGTATTGCGTTTGGCGTTTAAAAAACAACATGAACCAAGATGTGTTGAGATTTCGGATAATAAAATTAAAACATTGTAAAATTAAAACATTGTAAAATTAAAACATTGTAAAATTAAAATTTAAATAGTAACTTATATAATAAGTATATATGCCTAATGAAATTATCATAGAATTAAATCGTAAACAATTTCAAGAATTACTAGAAGTAAATCCAGGATATATTATCATTAAATTTACCGCAGAATGGTGTAATCCATGTAAAAAAATAAAGGCAGACGTGGAAAAATGGTTTGCACAATTTCCAAAAGAAATTCAATGTGCGGAATTGGATGTCGATGAAAATGATGATATTTATGCATATTTTCGTAAGAATAAAATAGTAGCCGGTATTCCTGCTATATTAGCGTATAAAAAGGGTAATGTAACAATAGGTCCTAACTATTCTGTACTTGGATCTAATATGGCAGAGATTAATCGTATGTTTCATACTTGTGTAAAAGAAATTCAAAGAGAGTCTTCGGGTTGACAAATAACCGCCTCTAAAGTAATATGTTCAGTGTAATTATTAGGAACGGGATATGCGGTTATGATAAGGTCATTATCAAAACTAATTTCTTCTCTTTCTCTTTCTCTTTCTCTTTCTATGTCTAGTTCTCTTTCTGATAGTCTAATACATATAAAACAAGTACAAACAGTAGTGCCTGTTATACTAAAAAAAATTGTTATTCTGTTAACTTCTTGGTTTGAAACAATAATACTAATAATGATATAGCATAGTAAGATACAACAACATACATTAATTACATTGTATTTATTATCTGTATTGTTTATTCTAGTAATAGAACGATGAAATGGCATATAAATATATGTATGTATATATATTTATATTAGTAAGCGTTTTATAGTAATTGAGAATATATATCATTATATGCATATGGAAGTAGATTTAGATATAACTCATTATGATTTAGACAGTTTGGTTGGGTTATTTAAAATACCTATACACTTTAACGTGAAACATTTAAAACAAGCAAAAAAAACGGTATTAGCAATGCATCCGGATAAATCTAAATTAGATAAAGAGTATTTTTTGTTTTTTTCAAAAGCATATAAAATTTTATACGAAATCTATCAATTTAAAACAAAATCTACAAACCGTAATGTGCATGAATACAATCAAATGAAATATGCCGATACACGTGATGAAAATGAATACGATAAACAAAAAGTGATTGATCAATTATCACAATCAACCAATTTTATAACCACATTTAATGAAATGTTTGATAAACATTATGCACAAAAAGACCACGGTTATGGTGATTGGTTATCTTCTCAAGATGATATTTATAATGCTTCACAACAAGATTTTGATAGTTTAAAAACAATAACAAGATCTATAGTAATTCGCCAAGAGGTGGAAGGTATTAATTCTTATACAGGAGATATTTTAGGAGCAGAACATATGGATAATGGATATGGGTGTTCACAATACGAAGATTTAAAATTTGCCTATACAAATGCGTTAGTATTAGGCGTAGATGAACGTGATTTTAAAGAAGGTTATAATAGTTTAGATCAATTAAAGCAGGCAAGGCATATTCAAAACGTGGAACCTTTAAGTAAAGAGCAAAGTCGGCAACAATTGGAAAGTAATGAATCTAATGAAGATAAAATAAATACGTCACGTGCGTATAGGTTAATTAAAGAACAAGAGAATTATAAAAACACAAATCAAAAAGTGTGGTCATCATTATTACGTATATCTCATAATAAATAATCGTAACTTATAATATATGAATCCATATTTAAATGTATTAATGTCAGTAATTATATTGTATTTTGCAAATCTATTATACAATCAATATAAATTACATGAAAAATTGAATGATGACGTAGAACATTATAATATTGTAAAACAATTTTTAATAGAAGATAATACAAATGCTATACAAAATTATCATAAAAATAAAAAACCTATTATGTGGATTCATTTAGATTACAAAGTAAACGCCAGAGAATGGGAAAATTTTTATTCTAGAAGTTCTACTAAATTAAATCAACCATATTTGTATCTTACATTAAAATCTATTATTAATAAATGCGGAAATGATTTTAAAATTGCATTAATAGATGATACTTCTTTTCAATATCTTTTACCCGGTTTTAATATAGATTTTGCAAAATTAGCAAATCCTATTAAGCAACATTATAGACAAATAGGATTATATAAACTTCTTTATGAATACGGAGGTTTTTTAGTTCCTTGTTCGTTTTTATGTTTTAAATCTTTAAAACCTTTGTATGATTTAGGTTTACAACAAACGGAATTGTTTATAGTAGAAAACAAAATAAATTATTGTTCAAAATACAAATATGCACCTGATTTAGAATTTATTGGTTGTAATAAACAATCTAATATTATGGAACGAGTTATACAGTTTATGGAAATATTGAATTCCAAAGACTATACTAGTCAACAAGATTTTATTGGACAAATGCAAGAACAATTTAGGCGAATGATACATGAAGGTATGGTAACTGCAATTAATAGCAAACATATTGGAGTTCAAAAGAAAAATAAAGAACCAGTAGATATATCTGAACTATTTCGTTCTAATGAAATTGACTTTTGTGATCAAACTTATGGAATATATATACCTTATAAGGAATTATTACTTAGAACTAAATTTCAATGGTTTTTACGTTTAAACATTCAAGAAGTTCTAACCAGTAATACGATTATTGCAAAACATATGTTAACCTATTGTTATTCATAATCGTCGAAATAAATCAGGTAATCAATCTGATAAGTAGAATTTGAATATTTCATCACAGACGTATAGGTTATTTCTAAAAATTTACATAAATGTCGAATTATAGTAACAAAACGACTATAATTCATTTTTCTAGTAACATATATTTGTTTTGCTTTATGATAATGTGATTGTATTGTATGTAAATAAGGTTCTAACGCATTTTTAAATAGGATTTGTTTGTAAATATCTTGAGTTAATTTATAATATTTTTTTTCTTTAAGACAATGTGTTTTAATAAAGGTAATAAAATCATCCTTATTTGGATAACTTTTAAACAATTGTATCATATATATTTACATTAGAATATAAAAATATGTATGTATATATATTATCCTATGGTGAAAATAATTTCTATTGAAGGAAATATTGGTTCAGGTAAATCAACTATTGTTCACAATTTAAAAAAATATAGTAAATCTGACTATATTTTTGTACAAGAACCAGTTGATGAATGGAAAACTATATGCGATGAACACGGCGAAAGTATATTATCGCATTTTTATAAAGATAATAAACAATATAGTTTTCAATTTCAAATGATGGCGTATATTTCTAGATTGAAGATTTTACACGATATTATTAAAACAAATCCTAATGCTATTATTATTACGGAAAGATGCTTATTTACAGATAAAAATGTATTTGCAAAAATGTTATATGAATCATGTAATATGACTAAAATTGAATATGATATTTATAATAAATGGTTTGATACATTTATAAGTGATATACCTATAACCGGTATTTTTTATGTTAAAACTACTCCAGAAATTTGTGAGGAACGAATTAAACGACGAAATAGAGATGGGGAAACTATACCTTTAAAATACCTAAATACTTGTCATCTATATCATGAAAATTGGTTAAATTCTATAGATATACCTGTTACATACTATGATGGAAATATTAACATAAATGATGATAATATTATTTCTACTATTAAACAAATAGATAGCAGAATTCACGAATTATTCGTAGAAAATACTATTGCAATGCAGGGGATTTAGTGATACTATTTAGTCTTGTTGAATCATATTGTAAGCGTAAAGATTGTGTATCAATATAGTTAATCTTTGGTTTTCTTAATAATTTGTTTTTAATTAATAGCAAATTAGTATAACTAATATTATGTTTTTCAAATAGTTCTTCTATATAAGTTAATCTATCCAAAAATGATTTTAAAAAATGAGTTTTTAAATGTGTAAAAGGCGGAACTGCCGGTAAAAGTTGTATAGGAACTAATAGTGCTTTACACCAATTCGCATCCTTAAATTTAGTGGGTATATCATTATCTTTAAAACAATGATCGATCGCTTGTAGTATTTCTCGCTGACAGTGCACAAAACAAATAGATTGGTATTGTGGGAGAATATCGCAATAAATATTGCAACCGGCTAATGTCCTTTCAAATTCTAATTTATATAAATTAGACATATCATTATCTATAGTATTCATTATTATAAATAATATAGATTCTATTTTAAATCTTTTACACAATCATTGATAAACGATTCGCAAAAAATGCTAATTCAATCTCATCCTCATGTAACTCATTTACGATAATGATAAATTTACATATTAAAGAAATGATTTTAAATTTTAATTCTTCTTCCATATTAGATTCATGTTTAATATACAAAAAATAGTTATCTAATATATCACTAACAGAATAACCATTATTATATAACATATATAAGAGTTTAATGGCTTCATCTATATTTTTATCTTGAATACATAATGTAGTAAAGGAACTAAATGTATTAAAACTAATATTGGTAATCAAACTTTTACAGATATCCATTGTAATGGTTTTATTCATTAATTTGAATTTCTCAAGATAATTTATTAACATACGAACTGAAAAATTACATAAATGAATGATATAGTCTTTTACTTCATTATCTATAAAAATATGTTCTTTTTTTATAATATGTTCCATGATATGTTTCAAACGATGGTAATCAAATTTTATTAATTTTAATTTAAATACCTTATTTAATATGTGTTGATCTGTTTTTTGTATACTTGATGTAGCTAAAATAAAATTTACTTTATTAGAAAATTTATTTATACACGTATGAAATATTTGTTGATTCTGCTCATTCAATTTATCTATATCATCTAATACAATTGTTTTTTTTTTATTAGGAATTGTTGAATTCGTCATACAAAAGGTATACACATCTTGTCTAAAATATACTATACCCTGGTCTGATAAATTATTAATGATTAAAATATTATTGTTTTTGTTTTCATTTGAACAATTCATATAATAAGTTGATAATATACATTCTACAAGACTTGTTTTACCTGTACCACTATCACCTATTAATAACAATAATAACGAATTATTATCTATAAACAAGGATAATATGCTTTGAATTTCTGTAGTAAATTGAAAATCATTTAATGTTTTTGGTCTATATTTAAATAAATATGGTATATTCATAAATAGTATTATTCGTATTTATTTATTTAAGTTTATGTTTTGTATAAGTATATGAATTCACAAGAATATTATGAAACTTTAGGTGTCACACATCAATCAACACAAGATGAAATTAGAAAAGCATATCGCCGTTTATCACTTATTCATCACCCTGATAAAAATGGAGGCAATAACGATGATACCTTTCAGAAAATCAATGAAGCTTACGAAACCCTCGGTGATCCTCAAAAAAGACGTATGTATGATCTTAGCGGACAAAATCCTTTTGGTAACGCACACGTAATGGAAGTGCCTATCGACGCTTCGGCACTATTTAACATGTTTTTTGCACATGATTTAGGGAATAACCCCGACATACACGTATTTCAAGGCAATTTCCCTATGGGTCTAAATAGGGAAAGACCGCCCATGGGATCTGGTATGCCTTTTAGTGGAACCGAACCAGAACCTATCATAAAAACACTACATATTTCTATGGAAGAGGCATATAACGGTTGTTGTAAACCTTTAGATATTGAACGCTGGGTAACCAGATTTCATCGTAAAGTTCGCGAGAACGAAACCATCTACGTAGATGTCCCTCAAGGTATAGGCGATAACGAAAATATTATAATAAAAGAAAAAGGAAATATGTTTTCAAAAAATACTATTGGAGATATCAAAGTAATGATATCCATTGAAACAAATAACTGTAATATGAAAAGAGACGGTCTGGATCTTATTTATAAACATACTATTACATTAAAACAATCCTTATGTGGGTTTTCTTTTTCATTAAAACATATTAACGGAAAAGAATTTAAAATTAATAATACGAAAGGTAATATTATTCATCCAGCATTTAAAAAAATTGTTCCTGGTTACGGGTTTATTCGAAATGAGCATCATGGAAATTTAATTATAGAATTTATAGTTGAATTTCCAACAAAATTATCAGAAGAACAAATAATGACTATAGAAAATATTTTCTAATTAGTTTATATAATGGCTAAGGGTAATAATAATCCTAATGTAACCCATATTTTTTTATTAGTTCTTAGTATATTTGTTTTACACGTTATACTAGCTTATTTAGTGGCTATTTGCACTAACTATTTATTGGTGAAATATAATTTTCGCGAAGAAGACTTGTTTCAAGTAAATACCATGTCTCATACATTTGTAACCATTATTGATGTTATTTTGATTGCGGCGGTTTTGAAGTATTTTTTGTAGATTTTGGAATGATACGTTCTAATGGTTTAGATACAAAACCAAATACATTATGTAATACTTTATTAGGATACTTTTGAGTATCATCTACAAAGAAAAAAGATGCTTTAATAAAATCATAAATGCTACCCATTAGACCTTTTTCTAAAATAGAATTATAAATAATTGCTACAATGGTCCCTATATACCCAAATGAAAAGTCATTTAATTTTTCTATGAACATATTAAGTGATTCACTCTTAGAGGAAAGTTTTATAGGTTTTTTCCCTTTTTTAAATGCATCGCGTTCTTCTAATAATACATCCATAAATATATATATATCGTATATATTTATTTATGATCTTTACACCTTTAAACATTTTAAATGCTTATTTTTATAAAATATGGTTTAAATATATCAGACTATTTATGTATAATACTAGATGAGTTATGGTTACATTTACAAGATTACATTTCCAAATGGAAAATGTTATATTGGATTGACCGCAAAAACAATAGAACAGCGTTGGAAAGGACATAATGGTCATGCGAAAGCAGGTGATACGAAATGCTTGTATAACGCTCTAAGAAAATACGATATGGTAGATACTTTTCAAATGATAGAAATTGATACTGCTGAAACCAAAGAAGAATTGTGTGAAAAAGAAATAGCACATATTGAAATGCATAACTCTCACTATATACGTGGAAATGGATATAATATGACTGATGGAGGTGAGGGAACAACGGGTTATGAATACACAGAAGAAGATAAAGAAAAAATGAGTGAAGCACAGAAAAAATATCATAAAGATAACCCAGAAGCAAGACAAAAACAGAGTGAAACAATTAAAAAATATTTTAAAGATAACCCAGAAGCAGGTAAAGTACATGGCGAATATATGAAACAATATCATAAAGATAATCCAGAAGCAGGTAAAGCACACGGAGACTATATGAAACAATATTATGAAGATAACCCAGAAGCAAGACAAAAATGTAGTGAAGCACAGAAAAAATATCATAAAGATAACCCAGAAGCAAGACAAAAACAGAGTGAATCACTGAAAAAATATTATAAAGATAACCCAGAAGCAAGACAAAAATGTAGTGAAGCACTAAAAAAACGTTATGAAGACCCAGAAGAAATACGAAAATGTAGTGAAGCACAGAAAAAACGTTATGAAGACCCAGAAGAAATACGAAAAAATAGTGAAACGACGAAAAAATATTTTAAAGATAACCCAGAAGCAAGACGAAGACTAAGTAAATATGAACCATTTAAGGTATTTAAAAAAGATGGAACATATATAAAATCATTTGATTATCAATTTGAGGCGATGGAATATTTACAAAAGACTTATGATATCAAAACTACAATTAAAATTAGTGCAGTTCTAAAAGGAAATCGCAATTATTCACACGGATTTACATTTAAATATAAGGAATGATTTTGAAATAAACAAAACTCGGCGTTTGAAATGTAAAAAGGTGTAATAACTTATCAGGAACTATTATAGTCATTAGCAGCATTGTATCCGCCTATGAAAGCATAAGTGTAGATCTTACTATATTTCGGATTGGACGATATTAATGCTTTTATTTCATTATTTATCTCTGTATCGTCCATAGTATCACTGTCGTCCGTAGTGTTGCTGTCGTCCGTGGTGTTGCTGTCATCCGTAGTGTTGCTGTCATCCGTAGTGTTGCTGTCATCCGTAGTATTGCTGTCGTCTATGGTGTTGCTGTCATCCGTAGTGTTACTGTCATCCGTAGTGTTACTGTCGTCCATGGTGTTGTTGTCGTCAACGGCGTTACTGTCGTCTTTGTTGTAGTTATTTGTTAGTAATTGGTAACCTTCCATAGTATTGTTCATTAGATAAATTAAGCACAGGCAGATGGTGTAACCACCTAGAGCAATCCAGCATTTTTTAAAGTTAGGATATATAATACAATAAATACCGCCGAGAATTGCTAATAAAGTGGGTATTTGCAAACTATCACTTGTAGTAAATAACCATACAATGGTTAAGGTAGTAATACCGCATATGAGTTGTCGTGTGGATTTATCTACTTTTGTAAATACTAAAACTAATTACACAATACAAGTTACTAAAACAAGTAAATATAAATAATTCATTTATATTAATTAAATATTTTATTACGGTTATTATTTTGATTTAATACATTTTATTTCATTTATGATTAATAATGCGTTGATTTCTATAGGGTTATTTCTATCAAGTGTTTCGTATAGTATATCACCCTCTTGTTTTGTGTTTACAATATATACGGTTGCGCAAGGTCTTGTAATTTTTAAAATAGTATCTAAAAGATTGCTTAATAGTTGATTAGGCATTATTAAAATAGTATATTTAAGATATTGAACAGGTTGTTTTTTCATACCTTTTATAAATTTGGCGATAACCATGGCGTGTTTACTACCTTGATATACATCTATATCTTTAATAGCGGATGTATCTACAGTACAAGAAAAATAAGTTTTCTTGCATTGCCTAAAATTCCAGTAATTAAGGTATTTACTCACTCCGTCCTTTGTTAATTTATTATCATTTTCAAAATGTATATATACGTGAGGAAAATTAGTTTCTATTATGCTCATAATTTTATTATGTAAATACAAATAAATTTATATTTATACTTAAAATTAAACCAATACTTATAGCAATGAACAGTGATTTAGAAGCACAGTTAGCAACATTAACCATACAACCACCTGTTCCGGTACATAAAAAAAAAGAAAATGAATATGTATATTTGTGTAAAAAATGTAAATGGAATGTTATTACCTTATTTTTAACAATAGGCGTATTTGTATGGAATGGTATAAATATAAAAATAATAGTAGATCAAGATGATACTAATAAAGATTCAGTGCATTATTTAATTATTTTTTCAATTATACAATGTATCACGTGGTTGAATTATCTAGTATACTACTGTATCAATAACCGTATAGTATCACATATACTAAAAGTAAATTGTATAGGGTTAAATAGTATTGTATGTTGGGGGGATTATATATTACTTATAAATAGTAAAAACGATATTAATACTGTTATCATGATAAACAAGATAATAGTGTTATGGTATCAGTTATTTGTTATGAGTCAATATAAGTATGTTTCCTAAATTAAGAAATACGTTTAGTTGCAATACTAGAATCCGCTAAATACAATGAATTTTCAGTTTCAATAATATAATCTGTTTCTACTTTGTATATTTTAGAAATGGGACTAGTGTATTCCTCTTCACTTTTTACAAGTAATTTTTCACCACTTTCGCGAATTCCAATAATAATAGTATTTTCTAACGATTTTGTCCAATAATCAAGCATAATTGGTTTATCATTCACTATAGATAATTTAGTAATATGTTGCATGGTTAAATTAGTAGGTAAACGATAGTTAGCATTAGTCGTTGTAGTAGTATTTTCATTTTCCATTATAGTATATCAATTTTATTTTCTTTAAATTAATATAACGTAAAAATAAATACTTTTAAATGAGTAAAAAAAAACCTAATACTATGCTATAATGAGTGGAACATTAACATTAAACGTAATTAGCAATTATTTACCAAATCTAGAAGATAATGATACTGAAATACTTACTATTTATAATACTATTATTCAAAGTTTACTAAATCATATACATACAAATATAACTATTACTAAACAAGAATATTTAAAATATATTATAATGTATGGTATAGAAAGTATCACACATATATATAAATTATTATTACTTTATACTAAAAATCTTACTTTAACACAACATCATTGTGAAAAAAGTGTATTATTTTATGTTGAATTTATAACACAAATAGGCGACGATAATCATAGTTTTTTACAATTAACATCTAAAGATGCGGTTATGTTTTTATATAAAAAAACATTATTTGAACTAGATGAAACCTATATTAAAGAATGTTCTCATAGTATGGAACATAAAGATAAATTAGAACGATTTCATTTAATAAGTAGATTAATGATTACTATGATACGTCATAGTGTATATTATTATAGTGATATGGATAAATTAATGATAGATGTTCAATCTATCAATAAATTACTAGTAACGAATTTATCTATATTATTACAATTTCCAAATGAATTCTATGATATTAGTAATATAGTTATACCATTTATAGATAGTCCATTAACATCCACGAATAAAATATTACAAATGTATCGAAAATCAAAAAATATAAATGTGTTAGAAATAGTGAATAAATTATCTAAATAATTAACATTAATTAGAATCAAATACTACAATTATACGCCGCTTTTTTTTTTTAACAATCGCGGATTTTTGTGTAATGTTATTATTTTGATCTATAATTTTTGTAAATTCTGTTTCTAATATAGTTACTATATATTTATAGGTATTGTTTAATATAGTTTCATTGCATTTACCTACTATTAAAACACTTCCGGTTCTAAATATCATAAACGATATGTAGTTTTTTGCACCTATAGGATTGTTTGCACCTATAGGATTGTTTGCACCTATAGGATTGTTTGCACCTATAGGATTGTTTGCACATACAGTATCATCTGGATTTATAAATAATTTACATTGTATACCCGGATAAGAACACGGATCATACATCACTGAAATATTATAACGATGTTTTAGTAGTTGATAAAGTACATCTCTTTTTATATAATATCCACAATTAAAATTAGAGTTAATCAAGACTGTTTGTGGTAGTCTATCGGAAATGTTTAATGATAAAAGTTCGTGTAGTTTATTATACACTAATTGAAGCTCTTCATCTGAACGAATACCTGGCAACTCTAATTTTCCGGTATTAAATACTTTTACATGAAATTCTTTATACTTATCAACACCTATTAATATACGAAGTATTACTACAAAACAATTATAAAAAGCACTTTTTTGTTTAATGCGGTAACTTATAATATCTTTCTTACTTAATCCAATACTAATTTTACGCACATCTTTATATTTTATTCTACCTGTTGGATTATCTATATGCTGCATGATATAAGTATTTACATAAGGGTAGTTATCGCATTTATTTATAATAAAATTTACTTGTTCTTTAGTTTCGGAATTAAATTTTATTTGTTTTTTAATTACACCTTCTTTTCGGTCTGTGTAGGAAATTATAGGTATATTCCAAAAAGTTTCAATTAAAGGAACCGCTGTTTGTAAGTATCCTATCATTGTTTTGGTTGAAATATATAGGTCACCACATTTAGGGGGTTTTGATATGGAAGATTCAATGTTTAAATTTATATCAACTTTTTGTCCTACACCACTTTTATCATAATAATCGTTTCTATTACTAGATGATAAATCTATTTTTTCAGTTGAATTATTATTATCAATAAAATTCATCCATTCTGTGTCTAAATCCATGTATAGATGTATTAGACCTTTTTAAGTATTTGTATTTCAATTTTTATATTTAACATATATATAATTAGAATGTATAATTCTACCAAAAATGTTTCTACTGCAATTCCTATTAAACCAACTATTGATCACAAAAAAGAAGTTTCTACTTATTTAAAACGTAATTCATTATCATTTGATAGTAAACTTGATAAAAATGCTTTTGATCCTACAAAAAATTCGCCACCTAATCCTTGGTTAATTAAATTAGAAAGTAGAATTCAACAATATTATCAAATTAATTGATATACTTTTTTAATGTTAATAAAGTATACATTGTATACGTATATTCGTTTTCATTATTGCAGTGAATATTATATTCTAACTTACACAGTAAATCTGTATTTATTATTTCCGTAGTTTTATATATAATATATTTTAAAAATTCTTTTATTATATACTTCATATCTATATTACTCGTAATGCTTATTTCTTTTAATATAGCATATACATCTTTCATATTTGTATACTGTTGAATGGATTTATATACATTTTGCCATGTCAAATCATTGATTATTTCATATTTCCCTATTATATCTATATTGGTTTGTAAATAATTTATCATACTACGTATATCAGATTGAAATAATTGTTGAATATATTCAATTTGTATATCTTTTATTTGAATATTTTCTTTTTTGATTATATCTTTTAAAAATTTAATTATTAAATCAGTAGGTAAATTATTAAATTTTAATCTTAATAACTCTGATTGTAATGCATCATCTATTTTACTTATGTAATTACATATTAAACAAAATCTTACTGTTGAACTATATTCATTGATTAAATAACGTAAAGCTTGTTGCGCATTTTTCGTCATGTAATCTACTTCATCAAATACAACAAATTTCATCCCTTTATTTAATAAGGGATATGATTTTACAAACATACTTATTTGATTACGTATTACCTCTATACCTCTATCATCAGACGCATTTAAATGTATCAATAATGCTTTACCATCACAACCATTCATTTTATGATATTGATTAATTAAATTAATAATAGTTGTTGTCTTACCGGTTCCAGGTGGCCCATAGAGTAACAAATTAGGAAAATAATTTAAAGTAATTATAGAATCTATTATAGTTTTATTTACTTCAGTTAATACAATGGAATTTAAATTATTTGGTCTATATTTTTCTACCCAAGGAACTGAATCGTTTGAGGACATTATAATAATAAATTAAAAGTATTTAAATTAAAATCTATAGTATAAAAATATGGAAAAAAAACGAGGACGAAAAAAACAATCTCAAACTCCATCTACAAATGATACTGCTCCGATAAAAGTTCCCAAAAAACGCGGTAGAAAACCTAAAGGCGGAAAAATTATAGTAGAAGAAACTACTAATAAAATAAATGATGTGATTAAACCTAATATTATTCTTCATCTAAAATGTAAATTAGATGATATTTCCAAATCTAATACACCACTTCACGAATATGACCCTGATAATATTGAAAATATTATTCATTATAATATTCAACAACAAAACAAAGGGATAGGTCTACAATTTGATGTTATTGAAAATCAAGGAAATATATCAAAGTCCGATATTGTATCTTTAAACATGAATGAGGAAATTGTTAAAACCGAAAATGTTAAAGATATATCATCAAAATTAAAACAATTATCCAAATTACTTCATAATAATATACCCGTAAATGAAACTAGCGCTTGCTTTTGGTGCACTTGCACGTTTACAAACCAACCCATTTTTATACCTCAACATAAACAAGATGATATGTATAAATGTTATGGTCATTTTTGCTCACCTGCGTGTGCGGCCGGGTATCTTTTTCAGGAAAATATTGATACATCAGTGAAATACGAAAGATATCAACTATTGAATCTTATTTACAATAAAGTCTATAATTATGAAAAAAATATTGTTCCAGCACCTTCACCTCATTATCTACTAGATAAATTTTGCGGTAATCTTACTATTGACGATTATAGAAATTTAATGGGACAAGATAAGGTTATTTTTGTTATGGATAAACCTCTTTCTAGAAATTATCCTGAATTGTTTGAAGAAAATAATGAATTACAAATTCATACTATTAACACTTTTTCTAAAAAAAAAAGAGATGTTTCCAAACAAAATATCTTTCAAACCACTTAATTTATTATCTTTAGATATAGTATATGAAGTATACAAAAAAACACATGTATAAACAAAAAAAGAAACAAACCAGAAAACGAAAATATAAACGAACTCATAAACGAAAAGGGTTGAAAAAACGAAAAAAAACTCGGAGAAAGAGAAGGGGGGGGTGGCCGTGGTCTAATAAACCCTCCCCAAAAGTCGACGACTATGGAAGACTCATCAATGCAGAAGGAATCTTCCTGAATGCTGACGGATCACTCTTCACGCAGTCGGCGAGTCGAGCAGCGCCACTACCGGTTCAACTAGAGGCGAAACGAAGGTACCCAAGCATGACAGACCTCGCCGACGGCGAGGGTAAAGAGGCTGATGACGATGCTGACCCGACCAGAATAGTTATAATGGCATCTCACCAAGCAAGAATACAATGTGAATTGAATAAATTTAACCTTCTTGGGAAGCCAAAAGATAAAAATGGTGAATCAATAAGATTTAAAAATGGTGCTGTATTAAAATTAATGATACGTGGAACTATTATGCGTGTAGAATTATTTTATGATGGAGAACTTACTCCAAATAAATCAGATCATAAGGGGTTTATGAACGGTAAAAAACCGTATTTTGTTACACAGAAAAATTTTGTTACAACTCCTGAAGATAAGAAACCGAAACCGAAAGGACAATATATATTTTACACACAACAATCTAATATAGATTTTGCTTCAGGAGCCTTAAATTTTGATATATACTTAATAAGACATGGAGAAGGTACTCATAATATATCGAAATGGGGGCCGGTCAAAGGGATAGTTAATCAGGCCGCAGATTTAACAGATGATGGGGTAGAACAAGCAAAACGCACTGGGCTTGCATTGGAAACAATAATAACGAGTGCTACTGTTCCCATTACATTAGCGTCGTCTGATATACCTCGAGCTATAAATACTATGATACAAATACGAAAAAAGTCTCTTTATCTGGTTGACGATAAACCGATACACATAGTACCATGTTCTCATGAAATACCTCATAAAAAACCACCTTGTGATGGTAGGGGCATGGCAGCAGGAGAAAATGATAGTCAAGGTTACAATTATTACACCAAGGGAAAACGTAATATTGATTATGAAGAGTATTTTGAATTTTATAATGGCACGTCTCGGAGTGGTCAAAAACTACGTGGGGGAGTAATGAGGAGGGACAGGAGTCGGTGTAGAGGGTCAAGTATGTTTAAACAAATTTATGAATTGGTGGTCGATGAGAAAGGAAACGCGAAGGCGGCGGCGAAGGCCACAGGGCACCAAGAAGATGCAGCGTCGCTGGCATTAGCACAATATATTCACAGTGGGCGCGTCACCAATACTTGGACGCCTCCAGTGCTAGTAGCAGGAGAAGCAGAAGCAGTAGCAGGAGAAGCAGTAGCAGGAGAAGCAGCAGCAGAGGATGTGTCTGATTTTGAAAGAGCCACTGATGTTTCAAGACATGCAACGAATGGTGACAGCGACAGCGACGGGTCGGTTGACTAGACGACTAGGGAGACGCTGTATGATGACCGCATACCGGACATCAGCGCCGGGGCGTGAGCCTCGGTTAAAAAATCATAAACAATAAATATATACTATTTAAATAATTCACGTGTTATTTAAATAATATGAGAAAACGATTTACAACCATGCTCGCATTTCAAGGACAGAATCCATTGGGTATTGATGTATATAAAAAATATATCACAATAAAAGACCGTTTTTTGTATCACGGAAAAGTAGATGATACTCATCTAAATCATTTAAAAACCCCACATGTTGTATCTACACTAGAAGAGATAGATAAACAACCTATTAATCATTATGATTGTGTAATAAATCATCTTTTGCTTCCTACGCGAGAACAGATACCAGACTATATACAATCCTTATATAAGATAGTAAAACCAGACGGTTATATTATTTTGTCGCTGCCTAATAAATATCCTAGTTTAGATTGTTTACATTGGTATACAAAATTATTGCCGGATGCCTCGGCGGAATATGCGTCAACCATACCGTCGCAAGAAGAATTATGCGATTGGTTAGGTGATAACGCATTTGAACTAGTAGATATCATAAAACCGAAAAGCGAGTTGATGTTAAAAAAGGACATTTATTATAATCCCTCGGGCATTTATGATCCGGCATGGATATCTTGTGACCCCTTTTGGGAGCATGTGGATAAAAATGATTTGATGCGTGTAGAAAGAGTCATTACTAGTTTATTTAAACAAATGAAAATATATGATTATATCGAAGACGTAGATAAGGACCGTGAAAAATATGGACAGGTGTATTTTGTGATAGCACGAAAGACACCTTACAGAGTATTCTATTGATTTATGCAAATTTTCTTAATAAAGATAATTTTATTTCAGCTTGATCTAATTCAAATTGCTTAACATTTTTATTTTCTTGAAGTTTATCATATTCAGTATTGGTTTTAATACTTAAATCACTAAGCTCGTCTAAAGCAGTTTGAATTGTTTGTTTTTTTTGTAGTAAAATAGTTTGAATTGTATTATTGTCTTCTAGTTCTTTTTGTCGTTCTTGTTCAATACGTTCTATTTCTTTTTCAACACTTTCTTTGTGTTGTTCAACTGTATTAATCACATTATTCTCTCGATCTAGTCGCAATAGATTGTTATCTAAAGCACTTTGAACATATGCTAATTTATCAACATAATTATTATTACTTTTATTTAATACGTGTAAGTTAACATTAGATTGTTTTCTAATATTTTTTTCGTCTTGTAAAGCAAGTTTAGTTTGTAAAATAAATTCTTTTTCTTGTTGTTTTTTTAATTGTTTTTCTAATAGCATTTGTTTTTTTTGTTCAATTTTTTCCATTTGTGCTATTTTTCTATCTTCTGTGTGTTTTAATCGTTGTTGCATTATATCTTCTCTAGTAAGTTCTTTCTCCATTAAAGTATCTGCCGAATTTTTTGTTTTACGTTTATTTTTTTTAAACATTAATATTATAATATATTAATATAATATTAAATTATGAATTTAATGTTCACATCGAATCTTTCGTATAATAAACAATATTCATCGGGAATATATCATTATACGAAAGCAAATAATCAATCTCGTCTTGGTTTACCTACTATTATTCGACAAAATTCTATTTCTAATTTAAAAAATTTAAAAAATTTAAAACATAAGGTAAGTAAACAACCTAAATTATCAAACAATACTACACAGAATAATTCACTGATACCATGTGACGAATTATTTAGAGAAATTGAATTGGATGATTCAAATATAGATAACACAAAAATTCCTAAATATGTATTTCAAACATGGAAACATAAATTATTAAGTAAAGAAATGAAAAATAATTTATTAAAGTTAAGAAGTCAACATAAAGACTATACATTTTATTTATATGATGATGCAATGTGTATTGAATTTTTAAAAAAACATTATAACAATGAAGTTTTACATGCATTTAATACTTTAATTCCTGGACCATTTAAAGCAGATTTATGGAGATATTGTGTGTTATATAAATATGGTGGTGTCTACATTGATATTAAATTAAATTGTATAAATGGTTTTAATTTAAATCAGTTAATACACGGAGAGTGTTATCCAAAAGATATTCAGCATAAACAATATGGTATTTGGCAAGGTTTCTTAATTTGTAAACCTAATAATATACTTCTTAAAAAATGTATTGAAAGTATTTGCTTACATGTTAAATTTAGGTTTTATGGTAATACTTTTTTAAGTATCACAGGACCACATTTAATGTATAATATACTTGTAAAATATAACATGATAAATGAATACAATAAAAGTAAAGTAAAATTAGTGAAAAAAAATAGTAAAGTATATTTATATTATAATAATAAACCTGTAATCGATTTTTATAAGGATTGGTATCGTGATAGAAAAGTCTCAGGTCCTAGATATGGTCTATTATGGGATAAACGAAATATCTATAAATAATATTAAATTACTTTATGATCTATTGTATTTTCTTTTAAATATAATTGATTTAATTTTTCTGTTAACACATCAAATCCCCCGCGATCATTTATATAAAATTTTGAAAAAACACAATAACAAAAATCTCTATCAATATCTTCATTTGAATAAATATGTATTGGTATGTTAAATTGGTTTTGAATTTTAGATAATAACGCTGAAAAAGTTTCTTCATTTTTTTGTTGTTTTTCAACGGTATAGTCCCATATCGGTGCACCCTTTCTTAAATGTAAACTATCTTTTGTCCATGCTCCATAAGAAAAACAAGTAACAATAGTTATCTTATGAATAGTATTATTTTTTAATATATTTTCAATAGCACTTACGTAATTTTTTTTTAAATACCAGTCTAACGTAACCGTATCTCCCATTCTTAAATGTAATACTATTTCATTATTACATGGTAAAGGTAATTTATTTTTAAAATTATACTCTTTTATACAATTTAATAAATTAGTATAATTACAATTGGTTGTATTGTTTACTTTAAGATAATTAAATAATATTGTATTTCTATATTTTGTATCAGTTAACACTTTTTGAATACGATATTCCCATCTATTACCTTGTCTATATAGTATATCACCAAATGCATAATCTGAATTATTTTTTAAAATTTTTACTTGTTTTATAATATCTTTATGTTTATCATCCACCTTTTCTATATATATATCATATGAATTTAATAAATGTTTATCAATAAATCCATAATTATATAATTCTTTAATTGCTTTATAATCTGTATTATTGAAAAAGTGTTTTATATTCCTAATTGCTATAGGTGATAAATATTTATGTGTATTATTATTATTACTTCTAATTGGTATATTATTATGATATGATTTATGTAATAATTTGCATACTGCTTTACAATCTTTTACCATATGTTCTACACTACCAACAAATAATATTTCTTTATGTTTTTTTTTTATAAAATCACCATTTTGTAAATACCATCCAATGCCTTTGAATATATGTTCAGTTGAATTATTCATTAACCGTAATGCTTTATTACGTTCTATTTTATTATCACTACTAAGTGCTTCAGCTAAATGATTTGCACTTTTAAAATATAATATTAAATTATCATATTTTTTATTATATGCTACGCCTGTTTTTATTTTTTTAATTTCCCTTTTTGGACATGGTGATGTCTTCTTATTAATTGTATGTAATTGTTTTTTTGATTTTTTTGTATTAATAATAGAACGTGCATAGTTAAAGGCTGAAATATATCTTTTAATAGGATCTCTAATCCATATAATATAATGTTCATTTTTTTTATATTTAGGTTGTTTTATACGTGTAGGCCAAAAATGGTATTCAGGTATCTTTAATGTATTTTTTATATAACTACCCCCACATTTTCCTATATGGATAAATTTTGCATTAACTTGTTGTTCCATATTATAATTATATTAATATTTTATTTTCAAACACTATTTTTATAGAGTATAATGTCAATTATAGTTTTAACGTGTGATACTAAAAAAGAAAAATGTCCCAATCGTATTCGTTGGGAAAGAAGTGTAAATAAACAAAAATTAAAGTATTCTATACTAGGGGAGAATAAATTATGGCAAGGATGGAAATGGAGAATAAAACAATATTTAGATGGTTTGATAAAATTGGAAAATGAAAAAAAATATACTTACGCAATGATTACCGATTGCTGGGATGTAATTATACAGCGACGACCTAATAAAAAAGAATATAAAATATTAGATAATACTGTTATATTAGGTGCGGAAAAACAAAAAACAGGTATTTTTAGTTTTTCCGAAAAATATAAAGATAATAAATGGCATAATATTAATGGAGGGTTTTATATAGGTAAAATATCTAATTTAATTATACTGTATAAAGAAGTTTTACATAAATGGGATGCATGCAAAATACATAAAAAAGTAAATGATCAACATGTCTTATCATATGTTTTTATGTATTCTAAATTTGCGTTTAACATTCAGTTAGATGTTAAAAAAAGATTTGTATTAAATTTTACTAAGAATGTAAATAAACAAGAATATATATATAAACATAAATCAATTTATTCTAAAACAAACAAAAACATATATAAACCTATAGCACTTCATAATCCAGGAAATCCAAAAAAACCTATTCATAATTTAAATAACTTATTTAATCTTATTGTTTCGTAAAATATTGAATAATAGACGTATTTACTATTTTGTCCATAATTTTTTTTTCATTTGTATTTTTTAACTGTTTGTTTATAAGTTTTTTTTTTAATAATGCTTCATTCGCATTTTTTACACTTTTGCCGTGTTTTTTTGCAGGATGTTGTAATATAGTATTAATATTATCATTCGATTTAATCGTTAATGGAAATGGTGCTATTTTTTTGTTTATATATGTTTTTACTCTAGCATTATCCAATAATTTATAATAGTTTACACATATAACATTATCATAGTTTTCTATTAAATGCTTATAATTGGAATAATAATTATTATATAAGTGGATTATTGTTTTCCACTTTATATTTCTAAGAATGCATTGATGTTTTATATTTTTATCCCATTTAAGGTCATATTGTTTTTTTCTTATACTTGCTATCCATTCATAAAGCGGTCTAAACATACATATGAATAATGTATTTTTGTTTTTTTTTATACAATTTTCTAAATAGGGTAATCTTATAGTATGTTTCCATATATGTGTGTGACCTTCCCAATGGATATTTAAGGGTTCGTTAATATTTTGCTTAAGTATTTTGGTGATAAGATTTGTACCTGTACAAAATGGACCAAAAATTTGTATACTATTCATATATATTAGTATAATAATTAAAAAAAATATACATATGATATATATGAATAGTTATAATAGAAAATTTTTTAAGGAAATGAAAAATAAACCTCATCTCGATAGTCGTTATGGTAAATATAATTTATCTAAAAATAGTATACACGCACAATTAAAAATGTTACTAGCTGAAACTGTAGATATATTTAATAAAATTGATATTCCTTGTATTATAATGCATGGTTCGTTAATTGGATGGTATTTTGGTCAAAAAATGTTACCATGGGATGATGATATTGATATCGTTATTTTAGAAGAACATAGAGAAAAATTAAAAACATTGCACGGTTATCAAAATAATAAGGTATTAATTGAAATAAATCCTGTAATAGATACTATACAAAGAGATCCTTCTAATATTATTGAAGCTAGAATTATATGTAAAAATACGGGGGTATTTATTGATGTTACCAATTTATCTAAAGGTAATATTTTTCATATAGGGGCATCAAATAGAAATGTAATTACAAAAACTTTCCCTCTTAATGAACAATACACAGACACAGACTCTTTTCTATTTAAACCAATATCTTATAATCACAGTGATCATTTTGATATTCGTTATAACTTGATATCAAGAAATAAGATACAAATTACGGTTAAACGAAGAGATATGAACCAGGGATGGGGTCTAGATTTACATTTATATGGGTATGATAGCACAATGTTTCCTCTTTACAATAAAAATGAAATCAATTGTTTTAGTCCTCATTACTATCCTATAATAGATATTTATCCTCTTAAACAAACTACCTTTGAAAACATAAACGTATATATTCCTAATAATGTTGAAAATACATTGATCAGTGAATATGGTAATAAAGTTTTAAAACCATATTATAGAAATTATATTTATAAAGATGGTGTATGGAAAAATAAAGTATAACGCTACGTATATATTATTTAGTATAGTTTAAACCAAATTTTACATTTTTATCATATAATTTTCTATAGTTATTATCTATTACTGTAAAATTGTTTTGTTGTATAGTAGTATCGTTTTTAATACAGATAATTTCTTTAAATAAATCTATATATAATTTTAAAAAAGAACACAAATTTTTACGATAAGGAATATGATTATTATGACCATTAATACTATATTGATTCGGTAACTCTGTTACGACTATATTAGATACTAAATAATGTTTATTTACATTATAATATATTTTACCTATAAATGATAATAATATATCTTCACCATTACCATAGGGTTTTCCTTCTCTATAAATATGCTCTATGATTGGTTTACATTTAAAAAATAAATTACACAACATTTTATCACATACCAATAATCGTGTTAGGACTATATCACAGTATTGGGATTTTGGGGGACTTTTATAATAATGAGTATCACTTTCCATATTTCTTCCTTCATATCCTACTATCCTATTTGGATTTTTTTCATAATTATTAAGCAACTTTGTTAAATTGTTATGATCCACTACTATATCATCATCTATAATAATAAGTTTATCTGTTTGCGCTGAAAGTCCTCGTATAAATCGTAAATCTAAACCATATACTAGATTTAATTTTGAATCATTGAAACATACAACTTTTTTAAAATCTTTAAAAAATAGTTGATTATTAGGATGTCCATTGCTAACTATAATACTAGTTACATAAGGATAATCATGCAATGCAGTAATTATGTTAATGACATTATTAGGTCGTTTCCAATTTAATATAATCATCGTATATTGATATTTCATATACTATAAAAATATATGAAATATGAAATATTAACAAATATAATAAGGAAATACATATTTTACATAACCGGGCATAAAATGTGGATCATAATAATGTAATTCTATATGTAAACATAAAATGCTATTTCCATTATTATTGTCATTTATCCATTCTAAAACATTTGTCCAACTCATATAAGATAATGCAATAGGTAAGTCTTTGAAATTTTTATATTTAAAAATTTCATTAGTAAAGTCTATTAATAATTTAGGATTTATGGCATTTTCATTCAATATGTTATTATAACTCATAAACATAGATAATGTTTCTTGATACAATGATAATGGTGGACACAAACCATCAGAACAGTCCACATCGTCACCAGAACAGTCTAATAGGTTATCATAACAGTCTACTTCGTTGCAATTATCATTATTAATACTTCTTTTAATCACTTTATAATAATTAAACTTAGTAACATCTAAAAATTCATTAGGAGCATAATAGTTATATGGAAAAAAAGCATTTTTAAAGGTAGATACTGTTAACATTATTGGTTCTAAATAAATGGTATAACTGCAATTTTTTTTTACATTTGTATTTGTACATTTCTTATTACTCATTATAGCAACTGTAATCGTTTTCAAGTTTAATTCACTCATAATAATATAAATGATTATTTTATAAATATGGAAAAAGAACGATTAAGAATTGGTATTTGTTTTTTTGGTTTAACTCGTTCTTTAAAATATACTTTACCCTCTATTCAAAAAAATGTATTTAATGTGCTTAAACGTCACAATATGGATTATGATGTATATTTACATACCTATGATTTAAAAGGATTAACTAATAAACGTAGTGGAGAAATAAATTGTCCATTGGATACTGAAGAATGGAAACTACTTAACCCGCTTGCTCATAAAATAACAAATCAAGGTGATTTCGATAAATCATATAATTGGAATATGCTATTTAAACATGGTGATATATGGAAAGATGGTTATAATAGTATTAAAAATGCAGTTAGACAATTAAATAGTCTAAAAGAAGTAACATCTCTTTGGGTAAATAAACCTAAATACGATTATTATATATATATACGCCCTGATTTATATTATGTAAATGAAATAAATATAAATGATATATTAGAAAATATTCATTTAAAAAATATTATTGTTATCCCTTATTGGGGTAACTATAGAGGCGGATTTAATGATAGAATTGCATATGGATGTTATGAAGTTATGAAAATATATGGTAATCGTATTGATCATATACCTAGTATTTATACACAAAAAACTGTTAAAAAACCATATCACTCCGAAAGATATTTAACTACTATTATACGTAATCATCAAATATTTATAAGATATTGCAAATTAAAAGCTATACGCATACGCGCAAACGGTGTTTATGATGAAAAAGATAATTCCATGTTTAAACGATATTTAACTTAAATGTTTTTTAAATAAACATCCATTGGACGATAAATGAGGAATCTCGCGAATTTTACGCACATTTTGCTGTGTACAATCTCTCATCCAAATTTTTATAATGCAAAAAGATTTTTTTGGTGAAATGGTTATACCTGTTATATTTTTCATAAATTTGTTATCTTTACTCAATGTATTACCTACTACCAAACAACATAATTGATCCCATACTTGTTTTACATTGTTATTATTAATTTTATACGAAAAACAACCTCCGTCACTATTCGCCTTATCTTCCCACATCGGTTTGATACCATCACGCATCATAAACATCATGCAATTCTTTACCAACATATTCGGCAAACAATCCAATATAGCTATCATTTCTTCTACACTTGATACCTGTAGTAGTGTCTTGTAACTGTTCATTGTCCAATCGGTGTCATGTGGTAAATGAGCCCAAAAGACCCATTTATCAGAAAGTGAATGGAATTTAGCCACAGTTTCCGACATTATACTTATATATAATAATAATTATTTAATATACTTTTTACAATATATTTAAGTAAACACTGCATCACCATTATGAAAATGTCCTACTGAATCTCCTACATCACCGTCTATTGTGCAACTATATATTTGACCATTTGTTTCATTTGTCGTATAATAAACGGTGTCTTCAATATTTATTTCAAATACTTCCTCTTCTTCTTCCCCATCCTCATCATCTTCATCCCGGGGTTGTGACCCCGAATCCCCATCATCATCCTCCCGGGGTTGTGACCCCGAATCCCCATCCTCCCGGGGTTGTGACCCCGAATCCCCATCCTCCCGGGG